CAAATCAATCAAGCGGCTCTCAACCGTCATCGCGATTTGGGATGTCTCCGGCCCCTCGGCGATGGTCATCTGATCCATGTACCCGTTAAACACGATTGACCGAGACTTGTTGGTTGATTCTAGGCTCAGGTGGCCGCTGTCTTCTTTGAGAACATATGATCCGTCCTCTTTCAGCACATCGCCTTGCGTAAATACGCCGAACTGGATTAGGCATTTGTGACCTTGGTACGGCGTTGACAGAGCCAGGGCGAGCAGATCAGACGGGATGCCGGATAGTGTTACGGTGGCGTTCCTGGCGGCAATCTCGGTGGTTTCTTCGAACGCACTTAGCTCAAGAAATTGCCCGGTGCCGATATAACTCTTGCCCTCAATCTCAACGGTGCCGTGACCCGTCCAGAGATATAGCGGACCAGACGTGACGGTAGACCCGCCATAATCAACAGAGCCAACCGGAAATAACAAATCAACCGTGAAGAATGGCGTGACGATGCCTTCCGATATCGCCGCGAGCATCCGCCCATCAAGCGACCGGCTCATGTGATGGCCTCGACTGCCGGGAACGTCAGGCCGAATATAGACGCCTCATTGATCGACCAGTCCACCTCGTTGGTGGATAGGCGAAACAAACCCTTGGCTGAATTAACCGTGATGACCGTGTTGTCAGTCGGACTAGATCGCAGTTCCGGCCATATCTCCAGGGTAGCGTTGCCAGAGCCGTCAGATGCCGCTGTCTGGGTCACTTTGTATAGCTGGCTGGATGCGGCGGCCCCAATCTGGATGTAATCCCCAGCGGCCAGATATGAGGACTGTGACGCCGTGCAGCCGTCGATGATTAGAGTGGACCCGGTTTGGCTTCCGCCATTGACGCGAGGTGTGCCGCCGCCGTTGCCCAGCGGTGACGTTGCCAGTGGGTCGCCGAGTAAGAACGTCCCTGATCTGCCTCGCAGGCTTAACAACCATCCAACCCATGCCTCGGCGTTGGCTCGCTGCATGGCCGGAAGCGTGATCTCAGCCTCCCAGCGCTGGCCTGGGTGGACGACGGTTTGTTGCTTATATGTAAACGGGCTCATCGTCATTCCGACCGTCTGAACAGCCCGAAGGTTGATCGAGCGGATGCCGGTGTGAGTAGGTAAATTTAGCGGATATGTGATCGCCATTATGCAAACGCGGCACCAAAGCCGCCTCCTCTCTTCTTGGCGTCAAGTACAGCCGCCTTGGCCTGTGCTGCGATCTGCGGTGCAAGGCTCATCACCTCGGCCCGAACAGTCTGCTGGACCCCGGTGGAAAGGTTGATGGTTTGGTTAATAACCACGCCCCCGCTGTCACCCTGGGCCGTCTGGCCTCGGCTCAAAACCCGCTCGCCGGTTTGACCGATGATCATTCGTTCGTCTGAGCGCAGGCCCGCCATTCGCCCATTAGGCCCGGCGATCTTCCCGCCCGTGTGCATAATGTTCGGACCACTGACAGGAATTGGCTGCCCACCAATAACCGAGCCGCCCCCAAACAGCGACCCCAGCCCAGAGACTAGTTTCCCAAAGCTGAACCCGCCCGTTGATGTCTCGCCCATCTTCGCCGCAATGTTAATGACAGTCCGCAGCACTCCGCCGAGCGCCTGTTTCCATGTCTGAGTGCCATCAATCAGCCCGGTCAGCCCATCTTGCATAGATTGTAGCCCGGTCTTGATTAGTTCGTTGGCTTGGCGCTGTGTCTCTTTTAGCTTTTCAGCCGCCGCGATCCTGGCCTGCTCGTCCAATTTTATCAGCGCCAGCGCTTGTTGCCTTTGCTGCGTCAGGTCCAGCGCGGCTTCCAACTGCTCCCGCTGTACATCGCTCAGAGTGATGCCTTCAGCCTTCAGCCTGTTTTCAATTTGAGCAACCGCGATCGCGCGGTTTTTGACAGCCTCGGATGCGTTCGCATATTCAAGTTCAAGCCCAGCGGCTGCCGCTGTGTCCTGTGCGCTTTTCAAAATCTCGGCGCGAATGGTTTTTATTTTGTTGAGCGGATCGCTTATCAGTTTGATAAAATCAGCGTTCGCCTTTGCCGCCTCATCTGCTTTTTTCCTATCAGCCGGGCTTAACCCCAGCTTGCCGCCCGTTCCTGGCTTAGATGGCGGAGCAGGCTTAAATGCGTTTTGTAAAGCTTGTGATTGTTTGACTCGCTCGGCAGTTATTTTTTCTATTATTGCTTTTTCTGCGTCAACCAATCCTAATATTCTTGCAGCCTCTCGCTGTTGGCCTACCGTTAAAGTCCCGCGTTTTTCTTTTACCTTTGTAATTCTACGTTCATATGTGTCCATCAACTCATCAATGGCGTTTTGTGCTTTTTTTAACTGGTCAGATGATGACAGCCCGACAATGCCAAAGAACCTTGCGACATCTCGCAGGCCGTTAATTATCTTTGGCAAATTTTCCAGCAATTCCTTTCCAAAATCAGCAATCAACGGCGCATTGTCCGCCAGCGCTTTGGTCAATTTACTCTGCATCAGCGTCGTCAAGCGAGTGATTGCGTCGATCGCCTTCTCGGAACTTCGCAGCGTTCCTTCTTCTATGACCCCGCCAAACCGCTCAAACTCATCGCCAGCCGCTTTAATATCGCCCCTGCCGTTCTTCATCAGGTTGATCAGCTTGGTGCCAGATCGGCCAAATATGTCAGCCGCCAGAGCCGCTCGTTGACTGTGGTCATCAACCTGAGCCAACGCATCGGAAACAGCCAGAAAGACCGGCTCAGTGCCGCGCAGCTTTCCAGACATTAAATCAGACGAAAGGCCAAGCTGCTCAAAAGCGTCAAACGCCGCGCCGGTGCCATCGTTGATCGTCTCGCCAATTGACTTGTTGAGCTTGTCAAACGCTTTATCAAGCTCACCATTTGACACGCCAGCGAGGTCAGCAGCGTAGCGATATTTCTGAAGCGCGTCCGTGCTGAGACCAACCTTGTCCGCCGTCTTGGCTATGCCGTCGGCAAACTCAAGCGCCTTCTTGGTCGCCACAACAAACCCAGCGCCAAGCGCAACTGCTGCCGCGCCCACCTTTGCGACAACCCCAACGACAGACTTGGCGACCTTGCGCGTCTTCTCAAGCCGAGCATTGAGCGAGCGAAACGCGTTGCCGGTTTTGTCCTTGGCCGTAAGGTCGATTTTCATTTGTTGCGTGGCCATTACAAACTCCTATGCGTTCCGCTCTTCTTTGATCTTATACCAGATCGACCACTCAACAAATTCACTAACAGTCATTTCAGTCTCAAGCCTTGAGACCGTCATCCTCAGACGATCAGCCAGTGCGAACTTGAACTGGCGCTGATCGTCTTCCGTTAGTTTTTTTCCAATTGCTCCGTGGTCGGCCCCATGATTTCAGTGCAGACGCGAGACACAACGTCAACGTCGGCTTTTTCCCTCAACGCTTTTTTATCCGCAACAGTGAACATCCGCGAGCCATCAGAGTTTTGGCATTTCTGGATAAGCACTTCGACCAGCGCGTCAACATTTGACTCGCTTTTGCGCGTAGCGAAATCAATGCGGCTTTGATCGCGCAGAGTGAACGGCGCGGTATAGATAACCAGCGGGCCATCATTGTCGCCCCACTCTGGAACCTCAATCGTGCGAACGCCCTGAGACTCATAATGCTGCGTGATCCTGCTGATGACGCTCGGCGCGTCGTCGTCTTTTTTAGTCATAACATTCTCCCGAAGTATCCCCTGCCCAGATTGTCCGGGCAGGGGTTTTGTTTAAACAGTGCCTTCAGTCAAAGCACCATTGCCTGTGAACGTGATGGACGCTTCAACCATGTTATCAAACGCGGCGCTGATGGACCGAGTGTCAACGGTCGCAGTGCCGGATAGCTTATGCGCTCCAGCCCCAGCGCCTTCCATTTGGAACGAGATCACGAGGCTCGCGCCAACGGTCAGCGCCTGCTGAGCCGTGTCGCCGTCATCGAAGTAGACATCAGCAGAGCCAGACCAAGATTTCAGTCCGCCTTTGTGCGTCTGATAGCTATCACCAATGACGCTATCATCAATGGTCTCAACGGTTTCTTCAACCGAGTAGCTGCGCAGCTCCCCGATCGCGTCGCTTCCGGCCAGGACAGTCCCGCCGTTGCCAACGAATGTGGTCATTTTTTGCCTCCTTTGGCATTTTCTGAAGCCTTGATTGGCTCAGGTTTCGGCGGAGTTTGGGTCCAGCCTCGGCTTTCATAAAGATCAATCTGATCCTCAGAAATTTCTACAGGCAAACCGCCTTTGGGCGGATATACCGAAAGTCTTTTTGTCATGTCACCAACCTCATTTTGCGGTTTCCAGATCGTTCTCAAGCGCTGCATATTCGATAACATATAGCAGACGCACCATGCCAGCCGGTCGCTCGCCTTCGTCGCTATAATCCGCATCGACTGATTGCAGCACAATCGTCTTTGCTAGGCTGTTCAATGTAACATCGCCAGCCATCGCCTCCTCAACCTCAAGCGCTATTTGGTCGAGCGTATTGTCCAGATTAGATGTCGCCACCGCATAGCCATCAATGACCAATTGTAACTCACGCATCTGAAGCCTGGGCGCGGCAATCGTTGCAGGCGTCACAGTTTCTTCGCGCGTGTAAATGCAAAGGCCCGGAATGTTGCCAGAGGCCATCGGATAGACCCGGCTGGCGAACACGTTTGATCCTGTCGTCGCCAGCCCGGTCAGGTCGGCGATAGCCCTGTTGCGAAGCTGCGTTCTCAGATGTGCCATCAGTCGCGCTCCAGCACTAGGGTCGTCACGCCTGTCCCGTCGGGCTGTATAACCCGAACGGTGTAGTTGATAGAACTCACCACCAACGCATCACCCGGCGCAGCAGCCCCAGGGATGTCCGTAGATCGGCACACAAAGCGCGGCTCGGCGGATACGATGCCGACGCCGGACTGTGGATCAACCTCCAGAAACTCATTGTCATAGATGCCTTTGATCGTGCTGGCTGCGCCGCCGTTCAGCGTATATGTGCCGCTCACCCCGAAGTCATCAACGGAGAAAAACACAGCCAGATCGTCGGCGGTTTCAACAGCCATAATTAGCCTTCCGGCGTCTCAAGTTTCTTGGCAGAAAACGCGCGATTTTTGAGCGGTGCTTTTTTGACCTTCACGGCTTCAGCCTCGCCGCGCGCAATCATCTTTTCAGCCATGCGGTCGTCAAGTTCAAGGTTTTCACCCGGCCAGAAATTGCGGCCCTGAACGCCAACATAGCATTTTTGTTTGATCGTGATTTTCATTCTGAACCCCTTGACGGTTGGGGCGGCAACCGTAGCCACCGCCCCGCCCAGTCAGCTAGATCAAGCCGTTGAAACTTCGTCAGCTTTACAGAAGCTGGCGGTGTTCCGAACGCCGACATCCACTTCCTGCATGATGCTGATAACAACATCACCGGACTTAGAGTTCGTGTAGGGGTCAACGATGATGCTCGGAGCGCCGAACAGGCCGACCATCAATTGGCTGAAGTCACCAAAGAAAATGGCCGACGCATCGGAGCCGCCGTCACCTGGGTCAAGATCAGATGGCACGTTGGACGTAAACGCCGCACGGTGGCCATAGATGTTGTCCCACGGATCATTGAGCAGCATGATCGAGTCAGTGGAAGCCACTTTGACCGTGTTGGCCATTTTGGCTTTGACCTTCGGGTTGGTCAGCCAGCCCTGCGCCGCTTGGTTCACGATCCCGTTGGCATCCTCAACCGTCTTCACGATGTCGGTGATGTCAGCCCAGGTGAGGGCCGCGACATCAGTGCCAGCGGAAATGTCAACATTGCCGATGGAGGCATTGAGCAGACCCGTTGGCTGCCCGGACGAGCCGGAACCCTGGATCGCGTAATACTCAATCTTATCAGCAATCGACCGGAGCAGATCGTCTTGAACAACCTGCTCAATGCTTGGGATCGACTCCATCGCTAGCAGCCGAGAAATTTGGGCATATGCGCCAAGGGTGCGCGGCTGAAGTGTCAGAGACCCGTCAACTGGAGACTGATCGGAAACGTCCCCCGCCTCCTCAACAAAGCCAGCAGAAGCACCCGTCGCGATTGATGGGATGCGGATCCGATTGGTCAGGCCGCCGAGATATGTGACACCCAAGCCAGCCATGACTTGCTTAGCCCGCAGCGCCTCGATGAAAAGATCACCGCGCTGGATTGTCGGAACAAAAGCATCGGCAACATTCTCGCCCGAGATTGCGCCGGTCGCAGCCGTCGTCATAACGCCAGAACGTGAACCCCATGCAAAGTCTGGAACATACATTCCCTGGGATGCCTTGCCCGTGCGATGCGCAATTTCTTCGCTCATCTCACGCTCAAATCCGGCCCTGGAGTAATCGCCAGTGACCTGAGCCTGAATCATACGCCCGAAGGAATAAGACCGCTGCTCGGCTGGCTTAGCGTCAACAGCAGCAGGGTTAGCGTCGAGGGCCGGAACCTCGATCTGCTCAAGCAGTTCAGCGCGGAACTGGTCAAGTGCGATGCCGCGTTCCAAAGCTTTGTCGCCGAGGTCAGCTTTGTTGTGTCGCCGCGCGAGAGACATAATCTCGCGAGCGGAGCGATGAGCTTCTTTGTGAGCGTTGGCAGCAGCCTCGGCCCGAACCTCATCAAGATTTACTTCGTCAGCCATTTTGGCCTCCTTGATTTCGATGTGATGGTTGGTTGGTTGCGGAGCCGAACGCCCAACGCCGACCAGACTTGACTGGTCTGCCGGGATTGAAACGATTGAAATCTCCATAGGCGAAGTCGCCACCCGATAGTACTCGTCAGGATCGTCCTCGTCCTCAATTCGTCCGTTAATACGATAACCGACAGACACGTTCTGGCGTATGCCGCCAAGCACGTCACGGTAAACCTCGTCGGCCAGCGCGCCTTCACCAAAGCGCACTGATGCCCGGAGACGCCGGGTTTGTCCGTCAAGTTCTACAGATTCAACCACGCCGATCTGGCGCGACATGTCATGGTCGAGCAGCAATGGTGCCCTTCCAGATGACAGAAATTCTAGGTCCATATTCTCAGCGCGGTGGTCAATGACCTCCATGCCGAACGAGCGCTCTACAGGCTCCTCGCTGGACACGCCCAGCCGAACGGTGCGGGTTTCTTCATTAACCACACCCGGCTCAAAATATGCTGCGCGACGTTCCATCTTGGAACGGTCAAAGCGGCTTTCTGATTTTTCTTCTAAGGCGTCAGCTTGGACGCCCTCAATATTTTCTTCACTCATTGCCTGAGTCCTCTTCTGCTGCCACCGGCGCTTTGGGAGAGCCAAACGGCTCAAACGTCATTGATATTCCGAACTGATCTGCAAGTTCTTTGTCGCGAGCAATCTGGCTGAATGTTTCTTCAACGTCACGACCGTATTGGCCCGCAACATCTTGCATGGACAGGATGCCGTTTTGCAGCCCGACCACCGCCGCGTTCATTTCTTTGAGCGGGTCAATCCAGTTCCAGCCGCGTCCGCGCCAAGCAGAGTTGTCTGCGAACTTGTCGAACCGCGTGCCTGGGATTGGCATGTCGCCAAAGTCCATGGCCGACATCAGCCATTCTCTGAAGATTGGCTCAACCGCGTGTTCAATCACGAACTGTTGCAGCGCCCTGTAACCATCCCGTTCATCCAGAGCGCCTTGCCGAATAGAACTATAATTCACGCTGCTCAGATCGCTGGACAGCGCCGCATAGCTGACACCAAGGCCAGACGATATGCCCCGCAGCATGGCAGATTCAAATTCACCAAACCCGGTGTTGGGATGCTTAGGGTCAAACATCTCCATGCCATACCCGGCAGGCAGAGCGTGCCAGCTTCCAG